GTGCCAGCTGGTTGTAGGGACGATAAAGTCATTTATTTCCTTTCAAAAGTTGCGCACATATCCAATAGATGTCACGCAAAGACAAGTATATGATGAAAGGAAATATCTGTCAATGGCTAAGTGATTACCACTAGGCCGGTACTCAATTGGTCACTGTAGACCTTGTTGCCACGCTAGCGTATGAGGTCAGCCATTATGGGCTGTAGATATTTGTTTTTGGTATCCAAAGTGCCTGTTATGATTTGGATCCGATCCAGATCCTCGACCACGAAGTTGAGCTTGTACCAGTTCACTGTCTTGGCGCCTGCTCGGCTGGCCGACTGCCATTGGCTCACTGTTTGGTCTAGATTGACCAAGGCAGCAAATACCCGATCTATGTGTCCATCATCCTGTATACCAAACCTCAAGAGTATGTGCCAGGGTGTCTTGTTGTATCCGTTTCCAGACCATGTGTTTCCAGACCCAAAGGTTATCTTGCACTCCATGGGCGTGGCGCCGTATAGGTAGTCCTGTGCAGCACGTTCAGTCACACAGAAGGTTGGCAGTAGTGTCCAGACCCGGCGTGCAAAGATGCTGTCCAGTATGGGCGCAATCATCTTGGTCTTCTCTTGTGTCTGCCTGCCTACAAAGTAGTCGGCAAATTTCTGTTCGACCAACTGCTCAAACAGCGGCAGCTTGATCTCATTCCATTCATTTACCAACTCGGGTAGGATCTGTTGTATGGTGGTACGCAAAGTGTCCATGATCTCATTGTATGATATCCTGACGTCAATTGTCAAGAAAAAGCCCTGGACTGTTTCCAATCCAGGGCAATGAGATGGGTGGAGTTGTTTACTAGGCAATCACCCCATCTCAAACTTATGCCTTTTTCATCACCGTTACTTCGGCGATCCTTTTCCATGAGCTTGCGCTCATCTTGCGCAAGTCGGCAATCTTGAGCACTGTGCGCAGACTCAGCTCGCGCAGTCGTTTCAGATTTTCTTCCATGTAAGACACGATCTCGTCCGAAGCACCATCTTCGAACTCGTAGCTGTTGAGCATGCCATCCTTGACGATTTGTCTGATACGAAGTATCTTGTCACGAGTGGTGTCCAGTGTCAAGTCCAGATAGTGGCAGCGAGACTCAAGAGCGTTCAAGTGATCCTTCAGCTTCTTGGAACGCACATGCTCGAACTTGATGTTGGTGATGAAGATGGCAGCACCCTTGAATTCGAAACGATCCGGGATGCCTTCCGAGCGCAACAAACGGCTGTCAGTGTTCCAGGAGATGTAACGCTTCTTAGATGAGTCCAGAGCTGCCTTGAGGATGTTGAGCGACACGTCATCCAACAGGATGGAATCGCAGTCGTCAAACACCACCACACAACCTTCATCGGCATACTTGAACAGCTTGGCGTAGAGACCAATGGCACTCATAGCACCCTTGACCACTTCAAACTTCTCACGACGCTGAGCCAGCTTGTCGAACAAGGAAGCCTCGTCCAGCACCTTTTCGACACCAAAGCTCTTGCCCACACCCGGAGGGCCGGACACGATCATGGCACGCACGGAACCGTTGGTGCAACCATGCGTCATTTCGTCCAGGATGTCAAAACGCTGACGGATGCGCACAATGGCTTCTTCATCCGTTTCAGTATAGACTTCTGGGTCTTCGGGCTTTTCGATGCGCAGCAGCGAATCGTCGTTGCTGTTTTTGAGAGCCATCAGGCTGTCCTCCGTGTTGCGCGATACATCAGCAACCATGTCGCGCATGTTGTCGACGCGAATGCGGATGGGTTTGGCAGGAAAGTTCTCGCTGCCATCACCTAGCACCGTAACAAAGCCGCCCTTAGCTCCAACCTGGAAATCCTTGAGCAGACGGAAAGTGCGATTGCGCACGGGCATATTGCGGTAGCTGCCGCGGGTGATAGTGACAGTTGACATACAAGCTCCTTTGAATTAATTGCCTAGTGTCTGTATTATGCACTAGAGCGAGCTCTGGGTCAACCGGGCTTTCACTTTTTCCTGGATTTTTTTGTTGTATTTTCGCCACATATTTCAATGGGTTAGCGCATTGAGCAAAAAGTGTTTGAAAATCAAACACTTAGCTCTGGACAAAAATACAGCAAGATAAAGCATCTAGCTGTGTTGCAAAAATACAACAGAAATCCGGGCCCAAAAGCCCGGATACCCATGCTTTGCACAGGGTTATACGCTGGTATCTTCCATGCCCGCTACTCGCAGACGGGTGATGTTGCTGATCATGAACTGTTTGGTATCAATCGCCTTGATCAGTCCTTGATACTTGTTACGCACCAAAGCGAACTCGTTGATCAACTGTTGCATCTCGACCACTTCTCTTTCGCCTTCGCAATAACGATCTGCATCGCGGCTACTCATGGCTCTGTTGTAGTGTTCTAGATATCGTTTGAAATGATTGCTCTTGAGGCGTCTCAGTTCGATGTTGAGATGTTCTAATATGGCTTCGATCTCTTGCAGCTGGTTGAATCGCTGCTCGATAATGCCCGGGAGATCCCGGGCATTCTTTTCCACATTGCCTCGCAGAGAAGTTTCAGGCCTGGCCTGTTCCAACTGTGCTTCATACCATTCGATGGCATCAGCCACACAAGAAATATCAGCAGTGACTCGCCTGAACCAGCTCATCGATCACTCGTCGTCATAATCGTCGCTGAACAGTTCTTCGTCACCTTTGGGATCGTTGTAGTTGTCATCGTCGTCATCTTCAACTTTTCCATAAAGGGTAGAAAGAGCACGGTCAAGGGCACCGTCGTGTCCGGCAATGTCATTGGCCATGGTTTCTATGTCGATGTAGTTTTCAAGTGTTCGCAAAAAGAACTGGGCGGCGCCTTCCCGATCCTTTTTACCGATGTAGGGCTTGATAGCTGCCCAAACATCAACTACCATTGATGTTTCGCTCTCATACAAACTCAATTTATTTTCCTCCAAGGATTAGTCAACCGTTTCAGTTTCAACATCAGTATCGGTTGGCGTATTTAACCCTGAGAGCTTGTCTCGTTTGATCATGTCTGCCATGGCACGGTCCAAAGAATCATTATCATTGCGTTCCCATGCCTTGCGGAACTGCTTGATGACTTCTCCTTCTGCGGTAACATACACCAAACTGTTGCCTTCCTTTTTGAGCATGCCTTTGCCTTCAAACATGTCTACAAGACCCGAGTATGGGTTCATGCCAGTGGAATAAGGAATCTTGACTTGCACTGACTCAAACGGCTTGGCATAACGTGTCTTCATGACTTTGCATGCTGCACGAATACCAACCACGTCTGAAATCTTGTTGCCGTCTTCGTCTTCCTTCAGTTTGAGCTTGCGCATGGCTACCACGATAGAACTGGCATATACAAAGCCCTGTCCACCTGAAATCTTATCATCTGGATCAAACATGTCTTGGCTTGCGTATGTGTGATTGGTAGCGACCACACCCACAGGATGCGGAGCGATCAAGTTCACTGTGTTGCGAATCAATGCTGTCAGACTCTTGGCTTTGCGACCTAGGTCACCCTTCATGTCTCCTGCTTCAAACTGGTTCACATCAGTGGGTGTGAGCAGCATGCCCAGGCTGTCGATCACGAACAGGATCTTCTGCTGTTCTTCATAGGACTTACCTTCTGAGTCTGACTTGTATTCCTTCATGAAGTTGGAGATGATGCTGGCGACATCGTCCACCATGCTGACACCAAATCGCAACAGCTTGTCTTCGCTGGTATCCACACCCAGAGCTTTGAGCCAGTCTTCGTCTAGAGCATTTTCAGTGTCCAACAGGATGGGCAAGATGCCTTGCTGTTGTGCTTGCTTGGCGATGTTGCCGGAACAGACATAGCTCTTGCCAGAGCCAGATTCTCCTGCGAACATGGTGACCTTGCCCAGAGGAATACCTCGGGCGAAATCGCCGCTGATGAGATAGTTCAGCGTGTAGTTGCCGGTAGAGATCCAATCTCTTGGATCGTTGAATCCAACGGCCATGCCAGGAACTGCCTTGGTCAGACTCTTCCTGAATTTAGAAACGTCAAATGGTTTTGTCATGCGTTCACCTATCTTGAAAGAAGAATGGGCGAGGGACGGTCAGTCCCTCGCCGGTATTAACTATTAACCCTGAGCCTTGCGTTCACGGATCATCTTGAGGATGTCGTCAACATTGGACTTCTTGGCTTCTTCTTTGGCAGGTGCCGCTGCCCGAACAGGTGCAGGTGCCGCTGTCCGGACAGGTGCAGGTGCCGCTGCCCGAACAGGTGCAGGTGCTGCTACTGGTGTTGGACGTGAAACTGGAACTGCTGGTTCATCATCCGTGTCATCAGTTCCTGCTGCTGCACGTGCAGGGCTGTTGCCGCCGCTGCCGCCGCGATAG